GACATCAATTTTAATTTTTTTTCAATTTCCGCATTGTTAGTCCATTGTATTATATTTTCCAGAGATAAACTAAGTTCAAAATGAATACTAGTATCTGTAGAATTATTTTTATAAGAATAAATTATTTCTTCTGTTTCAAGTTTATCCAGAAAAATTTTGTAATCCTCCGTCCATGTTCCAATTGGAAGTTCTGTAATTATTATTTTATTACCTTTTACTTCATATAAGCCATGTGTTGTCCATTTATTAGTTTCAACCCTAATAATTTTTCCGGTAAAGCCTTTGTACCAAGGTATCATTTCTTCAATTTCGCAGTCTTCATTTTCAGTTAATTTAAGTAGTCTATCTTTTATGTCTTTTGGATTAAAGCAAGGAATATCGGTAGAAAATCCAGTACCGATTCCTTTGGCTCCGTTAATTAGAATTAACGGTAGATTTGGAATGTAGTATCTTGGTTCTATAGAAAATCCATCGTCGTCGAGGTACTCCATTAAATTGAAATCTTCTGGATTAAATAATTCTTTAAAATTCTTAGATAAATTTGTGAAGATGTATCTTGGACTTGCCGAGTCTTTACCTCCGAAGAGTCTTGAACCGAATTGTCCAACCGGTTCTAAAAGATTAAGATTGTTAGATCCTACAAAATTTTGCGCCAAATTTATAATTGTATCTTGTAAGCTTGCCTCACCGTGGTGATAACTCGAAACCTCTGATACATATCCAGAAAGTTGTGAAACTTTTATCTCAGATACCAAATTTTTCTTAATACAAGCAAAAATAACCTTTCTTTGAGATGGTTTCATCCCATCTATAAAATTTGGAATAGATCTCACGTTGTCAGCAATCGAAAATAAAACAAGCTCTTTATTTATAAGTGTTTTAATATCCACTTTACAAACTGTGTAGTCTAGTATTTCTGGATTTTTAATATTGTCTAAAATCCATTTCTTTCGTGCATCAGATTCAGTTTTGCTAAAAGCTAAATTTAGATATTTATCGTCTTCTTCGGAGCAATTTTTATAATCTAAAGTTTTCATTTCTCGAAAGTATTCTTTTGCCTCGAGAGTTGTGCTTGTACCAAGTCCCTTGTAATATTTAATTTTAAAACGTGGTGCATCATTTTTTTCTTTCCATGAATTATAATCGCTTATGTTGTAAAACGGAGTTGTCATATTTTTATATGAAACTTTTACAATTGGTGTAATCAAGGAAGATACAAAATCCATTTTGAGTAGTTCCGGCCACCCATCGCCTATAAAATTAACTATGAGACTCTTGATATGAAATCCATCCGTGTCTGCGTCGGTCATAATTAGAATTTTTCCGTATCTAAGTTCTGAAACGGATTTGTATTTTTTTCCACTTTGAAGTCCGATAATTTTTTTGATGTTGTTTATTTCTTCATTGTTAGCTAGCTGTGTATATGTTGCAGTTTTTGTATTTAGAAGTTTTCCGCGAAGTGGAAAAACCCCATATAGATCTCGTCCAACAACAGATAGTCCAGAAATTGCAGTCGCTTTTGCCGAATCTCCTTCTGTAAAAATAATAGTACAATTCTTTGAATCTTTTGTTCCAGCTTTATTTGCATCGTCAAGCTTTGGGATTAGAATTCTCCCTATTTTTTTGCCGTCTGTCTTTTGTAACGATTTCTTTTCCTTTGCTTCGGCTATAGCCAAAATACTGTCGATAATTCCCAATTTTGAAATCTGTGAAATAAAATCCTCTGTATGAGTAAATTTTGTTCCAAAATCTGAAATCTTGGTGATGTGTTTTTCCTTGGTCTGTGAAGAATAAGTAGCGTTGTCGATGAAACAGTTTATAAAAACAAATAAATTATCTTTTATGTATTGTGGCTTGATTGTCAAGTTTTTGTGTTTTTCTTGAATTACTTCAGTTAATTTTTTAATAATAGGATTAATCACGTGATCTACGTGACTTCCTCCGTCTGAAGTGCATATTCCGTTAACGAAGGATATACAGTGAAACCCGTTTTGTGATGCAGATACAGACACTTTCCATCTTGGATTTTCTTGAATCACTCTTGGATTTGTTTTAACTGGTCCGATGTAAACAGAGATATAGTCAGAGAAATTTTTAATAGGTAGTTTTTTACCATTTAAAAATACGTCTACTGATTTCGGAGTAATAGCGCAGATATCAAAAACTCTTTTTATTAAAATATCTGGTGTATCATCGCAAATTCCGGTTACTCCAAATTTTTCAAAATCTGGATAAAAAGTGATTTTAGTGTAGTCTTTCGACGAATTTGTAATTACTGGTTTACCGATAATACTCAAATTTTTTTCATAAGTCTGAGTATACTTCTTTCCAGATTTTGAAGTTTCTACTGTAAATTTATTCGAGAATATAGCAGTTAGTTTTGCTCCAAGACCATTTAGACCACCTGTAGTTCTTTTAATAGAATCGTCATAATTGCTTGATGTTAAAAGATTAGCAAAGATCAATTCTGGAATGTAAATATTATACTCTGGATGAATTTCGATTGGTATTCCAGAATCGTTATAGACAGAAATAAATTTATCCGATATTTCAATCTTTATACATTTTACAGAGTTATTTCGCTGTACTTCATCTGTCGCATTTACTAAAATTTCGTCGAATATTTTAAAAATTCCGGGATTCCATTTACACATTTTAATTTCTGCTGTATTAGTGTCAGTGTTTACAATCCAACATTCATCTGTTGTACATTTTGTATCTCCTATGTACATCCCCGGTCTTGCCAATATATGTTCTATTTGTGTATATTTTTTATAAGTGTCCGCCATCGTATCCCAATAGTTTTATTCTCTATTTTTTTAAACTATTTTTTTTTTAGCAATAATATATTCTCATTCTGTCTGAAGATCTTCTATGTATTCAACAATATTATCAAAAGTGTGTAGTCCAATTATCTTTTTAATTTTTTTCCCAACTTTAATTAGCGTGAATGGAAATGTATAAATTTTATTTTCTATTAAATAGGATTCAAAATTTTCATTGTCAGCTGATATGTGATAAACAATTGAATTTGGAATAATTACCAAAATTTTATCTAGTTCAACGCACGGAATACACCAGTCTGTTCCAAATTTAAAAAATACTACTTTATCCCCGTGGTCAATATTAATTAGATTGTTTAATGTACTCAAATTATTCACAGTAATCCCCATTTAATATTAATATGATAATTCTTTTTAATATTGTTTGTTTAATTTTGTACTTTATTTTATAAAATACATTATAAATGGGATTGTTAGATTTTTACACTCTAGATTTAACACACGCTATAATAATAGCATTTTCTAGTTTTATGTTTTATGTTTTAGTAAATAAATTAGACAAGGATCAAAAATATAAAAAACTGTGCACTGGTGTATCGTGTTTTATTGGTATAATAGTCAGCATATTAATTTCCTATTATACTATAGAATCAGACGTTCCATTAACTGAAAATTATTTCGATTAATTATTTCGTGGAGGAATTCTTTTTAAAAAATGTTAACAATTTAATAATGTCTATTAGTTTATCAAAATTTAAACCTAGAAGTATAGAAGAAAGACGTACCAAAGGTGCTGGACCTCCAACATGCGTTTTTATAGGAAAAAGAGGAACTGGAAAGAGTACTCTAGTTTCTGATATATTGTATTACATGCGTCATATAAAAGCAGGTGTCGCTATATCAGCAACCGAAGATGGAAATGCATATTATTCAAAATTTATTCCAGAAATATTAATTCATTCTGAGTATAAACCCGAAATAATTCAACAAGTGATAACACGACAAAAAAAAGTTATAAATTCTGATACAAAAAACCCGGATGGGGATGTATTTGTTTTATTAGATGATTGTATGTACGACAAAAAAATGATTAGAGATACAAATATCAGAGGAATTTTTATGAATGGGCGACATTGGAGAATCACTTTTATGCTTACAATGCAATATTGTATGGATTTACCACCAGATTTAAGATCTAATATAGATTATGTATTTATTCTAAGAGAGAATATTATTCAAAATCAAGAAAAAATATATAAAAATTTTTTTGGAATTTTTCCACATTTTAGTATATTTCAAGATGTGCTCAATAGCTGTACCGAAGGATATGATTGTTTAGTTCTAGACAATACTTCTAAAAGTAATAATATACAAGACTGTGTATTCTGGTATAGAGCAAAACCTAGTAGAGATTTTAAAATAGGAACAAAAGAGCTTTGGAAATACTGTAAAAAAAATTACGATGAGAAAAAGGCAAAATCTATACCAGAATATGATAAAAAGCAGATGAAGAAAAAAAATACCCCGAGTGTTTTAGTTAAAAAAATTAAATAATTGTATTTAAAAATTATTTAAATTTAAATTTAAATTTAAATTTATAAGTTTTATGGATAAGATTAATAAATTACTTAAAATACCCCAACATGAACAGAGATCCCCGGAGTGGTTTAAACAGCGTGAAAACAGGTTGACTAGTTCAGATGCTGCTACCGCTTTGGGTATCAATCCGTATCAAAAAGCCACGGAGGTTCTTTTTAAGAAATGTGGACACGATTTACATCCATTTGTTGGAAACGTAGCAACTTTACATGGCCAAAAATATGAAAACGAAGCAATTGAAAAATATTGCGAAATGACTGGTCAAATTAATTATAATTTTGGACTTATATCTCACGAAGACGTATACAATAATAAAGATTATTATTGGTTAGCTGGATCCCCCGACGGAATAGCTATATCTAAAACAGACTTTAACGCTAAACCAGTATTACTTGAAGTCAAGTGTCCATATAAGCGTGTAATTAAACACGGGTGTATTCCAGAGTATTATTTTCCACAAGTTCAATTAAATATGTTTATATGCGATTTGGAAATTGCTGATTTTATAGAATATAGACCGCCGAATGAAATTAACATTGTACGTGTTATTAGAGATGAAGAGTGGTTGACAGAAAACTTGAAAAAACTAGAAATTTTTTGGAAAGAAATCGAATTTTATAGAATTAACGATATCAAAAAACATCCAAAGTT